ACAAACAGAAGGATCTCCTGATGCAGTATCATTAAAAATCATCGCTCCGTTTGCAGTAATAGTTGCTGAACTAAAAGTTAAATCAGCAAAATCGGTTAAAGCAGTAGTACCTGAACTTGAAGGATCTACTCGTGTTAGCGAAGCTCCTTTTGCAGTATAGTTCGTTCCACTTGCTTCATTACTTGTTGTGTACGCAGTAGTAGAAGCTCCTAAACTAGCCGAACTAGTATAAAGGGCTAATTTAAAATCATTACCGCCTGAGTTTTTAAAATTATGTACTGCTTCTAAAAGTTCTTTTTTAAAAGATGTACACATTGCTTGGGTTATTGCCATTACAGTCTCCTTATTATATCAGCCATATCTTTATGACCTTGTTTATCTAATAAACCTGCTACAGTAGCTCTATCGCTAACAATAGCTTGTTTCATATATAATAAAACAACAGCATGTATATGATCTTTAAATGCTTCAGCTTGTGCCTTAACCATGGGATCAGCGTTATCGCTTACAGCTATTAGTCGTTCCATTATTCTTTGTGCCCAGTATTCTGGACTTAATCCTTCATTATTTGTTGTTTGGACATTTACTTGTCCTATCATTGTTTCAGTGTCTACACTAAACATTTGCACCTCCAGGAGCGATTATTTTTACTTGGTCATGTCTTGCTTCATCTCTAACATCTTTAAACTCACCTAAAAGTTTTAACATCGCTAATGCTTCTTGAAATTTTTGTTCGTATAACATAATAACATCAGGAGCTGCTTTCATAAACACTGCTCCTTCTACTAAAGACCCATATAACATAGCATTTGGAGCATTTTCTGACAACCAACTTTGATTAGTATCCCCTACAGTAGTTAAAGAACTAGGTCTGTAATTATAATGTAATTCTACAGAATAATCTGCATTAGGGGTAGGAGCTATAATAAAACTGTTTTCATCAAACTGTGCATAGTAAAGGGGTTTGCCTGTTGTGGCTATTGCGGGTGTATAGTCTCTAATCCAAGAAACATGCTTCAATAATAAATAACTGTAATTACTGTCTGAATCAATTAAAGCTAAACTATATGGAGATAAAAAATCAGTAGGCATCGTTAAATAAGTATTTCCTGTAGTAACACTTCCAAGTACATTTTTACGGAAAACAGGTAATTCTACGCCTTTTAAAATACGTTCTTCTGCTGTTTCAATAAAAGTATTTAACGTACTAACGAAAGTTGTTTCAGTATTATCTAAATAATTCTGAACTGCTGTTTTTAACCCGCTATATGTAAATCCTGCCATTATGTAACCACCGTTATATTACCTAAAGAACTGGTTGCCTCGTTTCCTTCAAAAATAGTTCCTATAGGATCAGACTTAAACGTCATACCGCCTGCTGATGTATTTGTTGTAATTATAATACCATTTGCACTTTTAGGCATAGCTGTTTCAGGACGGGGTTTCCATAAAGCTTCTGCGTCTACCGATATAGGCGGAGGTTGTAATTGAGGATGCTTAGGTTCGTAACATTCCTGACACACCCTAAAGTTGTCCCAAGAAATAGATGCGGTTTTATATGGATACCTAAAACTACAACTGTCGCAAATAAAATAAGCGTGTTTACCTGAAGCGTATGCCATTAAATATACTCATGTTTTGGAACAAGTCTTAAAGGAGAACGGTCTTCATCATATCTTAAAGCATTTGATAAATCCTGCTCATATTGTTCTTTCATTATAGATAACTTTTGTACATTCTTTTTTAAACATAAATAGTAAGCTAATCCTGAAACTAAACAAGGCATGAACCTACTTGGTATGTCTATGTCGTTAACCTGTGCTGTAGCGTCTTCTATTCTACGCCAAACATAGTAAATGAGTTTGTCTGTTGAGTTATCTGGTGTTGGATATAAATGAATAACAGGAGTTCTTAAACGCTCTAGCCAATATTCTGTTGATCTTGACTTAGTTGATTTATTAGGTATTTCTACAAACTCATTACGATCTATTCTATCTAAAGGAAGATCAGTAACAGTTCCATTAACAGTTCTTTGAACATACGCATCTAAAATATCTATATCAAAAGAATTAATAGTGTATTCACTAGTTCCTTCTGTGAGTGTAAGCTCTACTTTAGTTATTTCCCACATTTGAATACCTCTGTTTGACCAATCGGCAAACATGATATTTAAAGAACGCCTAGCTGTAACCGCATCATAAGAAGTACGAGCTTCTAATCCTGCAAGCTCGTATGCTTCTTCTATTGCGGTCGCTACATCTAAACTAAATGTGCGAGTTCCTGAGGTTGCCATATTAGTTGTAGTAAGCTACAAAAAAGTCGCAATTAGCTAATACGACATAGGCTCCTGTGTTGAACTTAACTCCATCATTAGGTAAGTAATGATCAAAAGATTCATTTGCTGCTGAACCAAATTTAAACTCTATTAAAAGTTTAGTTCCGCTAGCACTAGTTCCATCGTAGATTTTTATAGAACCATCTGCTGCACTTGCTTGTGCCTGTACAGATTGAATTCTTATTGGACCTAAATTAGTTGCAGTACCTGCACCAGTGCCTATGAACCCTTGTAGTTGCCCTGTAGCCGTTAAAGCTTTAGTTGCTTTTACATCGGATGAACTCATATTAAGCTCCTACTTACGCGTCAGCGAAAGGTGTTACTATAGTTCCTGAACCGATTAGTAATGAATCATGAACTAGGTAAGTAACTGCATCAATAGCTGTAACTTTTACAACACTACCTGCTATACCGCCTTTAGTTGAACCGTTCATAGTCATAACGTCATTCGATGCTCCTGGAACAAAAGCTTTTTTAGCACCATCGTTAACAGCTACCATTACCGCACCTTCGAATTTATCAGTACCATCAGTTAAAATATCTAAGTCTGTTGCTGCTGTTTCTATAACGAAATAGAAAGAAGCACCGATATTGTTTGACTGAGTTGGATCTGTTGAATCAGTTGGAACTGAAATATTTATAGAAGGTAAAGTAAATTTACCATCAGCATCATTACACAACAAGATTTTTCCTGCGTGGTCTGCTACTGTTAAAGTAGTGTCTGCTGTTAAAGAAACAGAGTTATTAACCCCTGCTGAAATAAATCCCGACAATGATTTGACTGGACCTGAAAAGGTTGATTTTGCCATAATTTCCTCCTAAGGAAATAAGTTCTACCGTCTTGGCTTGTCTGCTAGGTCAGTCTGTAGAACAAGTTAATAAATCCTAGTCCTTTGATTGTATATCATTCATCTCCAAAAGAAAAGGGAGCCGAAGCTCCCTTTAATTATTCAATTTAATGAATTATGCTCCAGGTGAACCGAAGATACCTCTCCAATCACTAAAACCAAAGCTGTAACGTTCTCTAGCCTTGTATCTTACATTACCAGTTTCGAAGTCGCCTTCCATACTAGTAGATACAGGTGTTCTAACGAAATGTTTTAATCCGTTAGGTACGTCAGTTTTGATAAAGAAAGCGTCAGTATCCGTTAGATAATGATTAACAACATAGCCTTCAGAAACCATTCCCATGTTTCTAATTGCATTGATGTCATTATCTGAAGTACCAACTCTTCCAGGAGTTTCCAAGAGTCTATCCGCTACAAACTGCAAAGAAGGTGGAATTATTAATTTCTTTGCTTGTGCATTGACTTTTAAATTTCTTTCATCTCTGAAGTCAGCGATATCAATTAACGCTTGTTCCAGTGAAGTTTCATTTAAGTCAGCTGAAGTAGTCAACTCATTTTTCAAATCCACGTTTGCAACAGTAGGATGGTCAGTAGCACAAAGCTCTTTTCCATCACCACCAACAAATGAAGAACTAAACGCATTGTTTAATACGTTAGCAGCTTTCACTTGCTTAGTTTGTTGCATAGACCTTGCTAAAGCTCTTGTGTATCTTGAAGAAAGTGTATCGTAGAGGTTATCTTCGATAGCTTCTTCTGTCAACGCAAATGCTAATGCTACGGTTTCATGTGTATAACGCGAAGTAAAAGATTCTTGAGCTGTATCATAAATGACCGCTGCTCCTTCTCCTTTAGTTGGTGCTTCACCAAACCCACTTAACATTACTTCTTCCTCAAACGCCCTTTCAGATGTCTCGGTGTCGAAGATGTCTTCGTGCTCGTTATTATATCTCTCATACTCTAATCCAAAAAGAGCATGGAGTCCTGGTACTAGTTCTTTGACTAGTTGGGCTCTATTAATTGCCATTATTTATGCTCCTAATTAGACCGCAAATGTGTTAGTCGGGAATGTGAAGAGTCCTCTCGCATAAGCACCGATTGAGTTGCTTGGTTGCGAGGCGAAACCTACCATTAACGCTACACCACTTGAAGTAGTTGCTGTGACCCCTTCCTTTGACCTACCGTTGACAGTGCTGCCTGCAGTAGTAGAAAGAGTATATTTAGAGCCGATAAAACTTACCGCAGGAGTACCTGCTGTAAATTGAGCTTCGTAAACGATCGCGGGATCGTTATAAACGAGAGCTTCTGCATCTGCTCCACCTAGTGTTGCCGTAGACCCAGTCCAAACTTTTGAAAAAGTTGGGGTGCCGTCTGTAGCAGTAAAGAATACTCCGTAAAATACGCCTATAGGTGTGCTTGTCGCCGTTCCTTGAATGACATAACCACTAGATAAAGTTACAACATCACCTGAAAAGATTGATGCTGATGCTTCACTCGCGATTCTCATTTTAGCAGGACGAATAACACCACCGTACATATGATATGCGGGAGTAAAACCATCTGGTTTATTTGTATTAGCCATGATTATCTCCTTTGTCTATATACATTGTTATTATTAATTTCCTTTATTGGTAGGTTTACTACCAAACGCGACTTTAGAAGTCCTTTGGATATCACTATCTTTTATAGGCATTCTAGCGTCACTTTCTCGCATAAAGTTTTGATCTACACCTTCCATAGCAGTTTTTGCTTGGTTTGAAAAATAAGCATTACGCTCATCCGCGGTTTCAACTGGAACTTTAGCAAGAATTAATCCTCCAACACCAATGACTCCAGAGTTACTACCACTATCAATAGTAGGGGCTTCAAATTCAGGAAAATCTTCTGCTCTCACAGGTTCATATCCTTCTCTAATACGTTTAGACATATTAGATTTATCATCTATCCCTCTAGTAGCTTCTCTTATCCACCTGAATTGGTATCCAGGAGGTGGTTTGGGTGCATCCAACATGGATGGGGGTGCCCAAGGCGTTCTGCGAGTTTGAGAGTCTCGTGTCTCTGCAGACCGTGAGTTACGGTCAGTCCTGACTTCTGTTGTTTTATTATCATCTGTCATATTTATACTCCTTCGATATGTCTAGCATATTCTTCTAGCGGTACCCCTAATCTTTTCGCTATTGCTACTTGACTAGGTGATAACTTTATTTTGCGTGATCCTTTTTTACCACTAACCCCTCGGCTAGAGGCAGCAACCTGTTGCACGGGGGCAGACTGCTCTTCTGAAAACTTATGTGGGAAATTTTCTTGCATTCTTTTATCAACTTCAGAATAGTAGTTATCAGAACTTGGGTCAACCCCTTCTTCCACTAACTGTTTATGTATTCCAAAAGCTGCAAACGTCATTGCTTGATCATCTCCAAACCATTTATTATTAGCCGCCCATTGCTCTGCTTTAGGATCTGGTCCTGCCGCTTGCGCTTGTAAAGTCGGCTGATAAGGCTCAACAGGTACGTCTTGAGGTTTGTTTTTCTCTCTAACCTGTTGCTGAGCCGAAAGCCTTCTAAGATTTTCTGCTTCAGCACTAGCTCTAGAAAGTTTTTCAGTTGCATTTGCAACTTGTTCACCATCTCCTGCATCCTGTGCCTCTTTTAAAAGAGACTTTGCTCTTTCAATTTCTGATTGTACCCTGTTATCATACTCTTTGAAAAGGGAAGAATCGGAATTCTTTAATTTTTCTTTAAGTTGGGTATTGCTTTGATTAATACTTTGAGCATATCCAACAGCCTCATCTCGCTGTCTTTCTGCTTCTCGCATTTTATACGTTAGCTTATCTATACGTTTTTGTACTGATTCACTAATCTCATCCAACTCTTTACCAACAGTATCAGTTTTAATTTCCTCTACTGTTGCTTCTTGTTGAATAGTGTCTGGAAGTGATGTATCTACATCTGCTTCTCTTACATCTACTTCCCCTTCGGGAAGTTCTAATTCTAGTTCTATTTTTTCTGCTTCATTATTTTGCATGAGTCCTCCTCAAGATTGTTATGATAATATTGCTTCGGGATCATCTATACAGGCTAGAATCTCATCATCATTTAGAATACGCATGTCGCCACCTTCTATTTGAAAACGAGCTCCAGCATATCTGCCAAAGATCACCCAATCACCTTCTTTACACCAAGGTCCTTCAGGAAACTTATGTGGATCACTATAAGCGTCTGCGCCCATAGCAACTACATAACCAACAACAGTTGAAAGTCTTTCTTTATCAACAGTTTGTTTAGCTAAATGTATTCCACCTTTAGTAACACTAGATTGTGTAAATGGTAATATTAAAATTCGATACCCAGTTGGTCTAGGTAACGATTCTGCATGAGAGTCTAGATTATCGGGAGTAATTGTAGGCTCTAGTGATTGCACTGGAGCGTCACTTCCGAATTCTCTTAATACTCTATCTGGAACAATTTTCTTTTCGACTTTAGTCGTCATATGCATCCTCCATATTGGAATGTAAGGTTTGAATCTCTTGTTCAGCAATCCTCAAACCTGTTATTTCACCAACTATCCTTTGGTATTGATGAAAATCTTCAATACTTCCAGAAGCTAATGTTTGCGTGAGAGCTTCTTTTCTCTCACGATATTTACGAAGCAAATGCTCCGTAGCTGTGATATAGTCCATTTATTTAATTGATCTATACCAAAGAAGTCCTTTCGTCTGCCCGTAAGCTGCTTTAACTTTAGCTTCTTCAGGCTTATCTAAGCATTCACCTGCTGTAACAGATTGTGTCTTAGTGTTATCAACCATTTTTGGTTCACTAGGAGCCGCTTTATTAACCTTCTTAGAAGGAGACGGGTAGTCTTTGTTTCTATGCATTATTTTTCTCCGTTTTGTTTTCTACTTTCCCTAACTGTTTTTACTAGCTCGGTGTAGTTCTTATCTGCATCGGCTTGTGCCTTTTGCTCTAATTCTTGTAAATCTACCGCAGTTTTAGTATCGGCTACTCTTTGGTCTGCTTCTATTTTCTCACGTTTAACTTGTGCATCTAGTTGTGCTTTAGCCATAGCTAATTCTGCGTCTCGCATATCGTCTTCTGATTTTTGCATCAACTGTTCTTTTTCTAATTGTAATTGCTGCTGGAACATTTCCATTTGTGGATTTTGTTGTGCTGCAGCCTGAGCTTGTGCCATGGCTTGTGCCTGACCTGTAACTTGTTGTGTTGCTTGTGCTGCCATACCTGCGATCTGATTCATAACTTCTGGAGGCATTTGTCCTTCTTCCATTGCAGGAAGCGGCTGTCCCATAGCTTGTTCTATTTGTTGTTTATATAACATCGCCTGATGTTCTTGTATATTAGCCCCTATTGCTTGGGTTGCTATAGGATTAGATTGAACCATAGGATTTTGCATAAAAGCACTATGACTTGCTATATATGCTTCATGGTTTTGAAATTCGTAAGCTTTTATAGGATTACCTGTCATTGAAGCTTGTTGTTCAGATATTGGGTCTCTTGCGGGAACTTCGGCTTCTGGAGGCAATAATGCGTCAATATCTTTAATATTTAAAGCTAGATACATTTTTCGGTAAGATTCCCGTAAATCATGTAATTCTGGGGCTGCTTGTGCCATTTGTAGCTGTGTTTGAGCTAAAGTAATTCTTTGAGTCATACTAAAGATATTTGGGTCACTTACAGGGATAACGTCTACAGAACTGTCAAAATCTTCTTTAAATACATTTTCTGACGCCCCTTGAACCTGATATGGGTATTCAGGAGGTAAAAACTCACTAAATACTCTTTTTAGTATTTTAAACTCGGTTCTTTGTGCGTAATGTAATCTTTTATGAATAGCGGACATAACTCTTTGTCCTTTTTCTAAAAGTGCTACTGTTGTACCGACAGGAGCTTCAGAGTTGCCGTCGCCTGTTGGAGCTTCTACTGTAGCCGCAAATCTTTTACCAGAATCAACTAATGAACCTAATAAACTAGCTAAAGTTCCGCTAGGCTCTTTATAAGGTAGTGGAAGGAAAGCATCTTGTAATCTTCCTCCTGGAGCATCGACATCTCGCCATTCTCCTGGCTGTAATGGGTCATCATGACGTTGAATATTCAATCCACGGGATTTAAACCCTGCTGGAAGGTTAGAAAGTGTTCCTGCGTCTATTAATTGACGTAAAATTGCGGTAACTGACTTAGTTAACCCACCCATCATGTGAATTAAGCCAAAACCATAGAATCCTAGTCCTGGAAGGAACTTATAATGCGTAAAATACTCAGTTTTCTTCCGCATTGGGTCTTTTTCGCTATAATTTGGTCTAATTGATAGAACTTCGTTGTTATCTTTGCAAATAGTTACAATATAGGGCAAACCTAGTCCCGTTTCTTCCCCATTTTCGTCAGTATCTTGATATCCTTCTAAATCTAAGTCAACATGCATCTCTAAAAGAGTAAATTCTTCGTCACTTATCGTTCTAGTTAGTCCTTGTAGCTCTTCAATCTTATCATCAACGTCAGTTCTTTCTGAATCAGATCCTGGAGACGACATTTCAGTGTCTCTATAGAAGCCTGAAAGCTGTAATTTACGTAATTCGTTTTCTGCCATGTGAATTACGTGGGTAATTCTAGGAGAAGTTAATAAATCTACTGCGTAATACGGAACTACTAGGTCTTCTGCTTTAACAAAACGAGCTACTGCACGACCGACTGCAGGATCATAGTAAACTTTTTTAAATGCAGAGCCTGATAAAGGTAGATAAAAAAGTAATTGATCCATTTCAGGGTCATATTCTTCCATTTTATACGTAATTTGGTAATTCATGAAGTTTTTAACACGATTTGCTTTTTCTAACTTAGCGTTATCGGTCATTCCTAAAACTTCTGTATCTACTGGTCCGCCAGCAGGCAACATTTCTTTATATGCTTGTGCTTGAAACTGAGTTACAGCTTCTGCTAATATTGGATGATGTACTCCTGAAGCCCCAACAAAAGGTTGAGATCTAGAATCGGCATTAATACCTAATAAATCTAATCCATCTACGTATGTAGAAAACCAATCAGACCGTGAATCTAAATCATCTTCATAAGAACCTACTAATTCGGTAGCTATTGTAGATAATTCACGTTCATCTAATTCTTCTGCTAAGTTTGCTCCAAACTTAGAAGATGTTTCTTCTGGCATTTCACTGCCTCGAATAATAGACCCATCAGGCTGAACAAAAAGTTCAGTTTCCTCCTCAGGTTGTTGCATAATTTCTAGCTCAATGGACTCTTGAGAATTAGGAACAGCTTGTAGAGGTTGTTTTTCAATAGCCATAGTTATACATCATAGTATGATTTTGCTTAATAATAAACCCTTTGTCCATGAAAGGGTTCTTCTTCCTCAAAATAATCACTAGTTAATTGTAAAAAGCCGCCTTCCCTAAATCTAGCTAAAGCTAAAGTTGTCGCATCAACGAGGTCATCGTTTTCTCCTGAAGGGAAATCAGAAACTTCTTCCATAAGTTCTTCGCCGAATCTGTTATCAGGAACCCAGACTCTACCGTCTTGAAAAATAGGAGATACAGAATTTAATCTAGCAATTTTATCTTGTCCTTTTCCTGGACTAAAAGTGTTAACAGGAATACCTACCCTACGTAATTCTTGTACTAAAGGTATACCACTAGCTTTAGCTTCGATAATTACGGTATCAGGAGTCCAATAATCATATAAACGTAATGCTTCTTCTTTTAATTCAGGAAAATCAAAACGTTCTTTAACACAATCTATTAAAATTAAATGTGCATCGTTACCGTGATATATTTCTTCACCTATCTTTCCGTCAGGATACCAAACACCCCAAGTTGTTATAGCGGTAAAGTCAGCTCTTTCTGATTTTAAAAAAGCTGTATCATAACTTTGAATTATATAATCACATTTCGGGGGCGTAGTTTCTTCCCAAACCATAAACCATTCTTTAGGTATAATCGAAATACCCTCTCCTGTTGGGCGTTGCATATATTGAGCAGCCCATTTTGCTGGACTAACCGAAGCTTTAATACTTTCTAGTTCAGGTAACTTCCAATAATTTTCCCAAAGCGGAGCTCCACTAGGTAAAATAGCAGGGAACTCAATAACTTCCCATTGGTCTGCTCCTTCGTTTTGGCTCATCTTTTTCATTAAACGACCTGTTAAATCTTTTTTATTCCAACGGGTCATAACTATAACGATTGCACCTCCAGGCTGTAACCTTTGACGAGGACCTGCCATAAACCATTCGTAAGCTTCATCCATCGCTTTATCTGACATAGCGTCTTGTTCTGAATGAGGATCATCAATAATAAACAAATCAGCACCCCTTCCCGCTAACGCACCACCAATACCAGCAGCGTAGTATTCGCCGCCTTTATTTGTTAACCATTTACCTGCAGAACGGCTATCTGCTTTTAGTTCGGTATCAGGAAAAAGTTCTTTATAATCTTCTCCGTCAATTAAATCCCTAACTTTACGTCCAAAATTAACTGCAAGGTCGGCAGTGTGGGTAGCTTCTATAATTTTTAATTTAGGATTTTTACCTAACAAATAAGCAGGGAACAAATGAGAAGCAAACTCAGACTTGGTATGTCTAGGTGGCATATTAATAATTAAACGTTTTAATTTACCACT